AGCGAGATGCGGAGCGTTATCGCTGGCTGCGGAACAAGCCAAAGAGTCAATTGACGGATGAGCATGGCATCCAGTTTAGTTTCGCAGTAGCAGAGCCAAAGCCAAACAATTGGCGGGTTCATAGCAAGCGCGGTGCCGATATGGATTCCGCTATCGACGCCACTCTCTCTGCATCCAAGGATCAAGCATGAGCGATACATTGAAACCGTTTTTCGTTGAATACACAGTTACGGCCGTTGTACTGGCAGAAGACGAGGGGCACGCTTGGACGGTTGCCCGATCTGAGCAGCGCGACGTTTTTGGGGATGCCTACAACAATGAGATTTTCGTCCGTGGCGAAGTGACCAGCGAAGCCGACATGGAGGACGGATGGGATTTGGAGTGCGTTCCATATGGTGGCGATGGCAATACTCGGATCGGCGACATTCTCAAAAAGTCGCACGCGGCATGAATAGGAGGTAAATGAAAATGTCAGCAGTAATGCAAACCCGTTGGGTATCGTTGAAAGAATGGGCGGAAACCAATTACAGCAAGGTTCCGCATATCAGCACCCTGCTTCGCTGGGTCAATGAGGGTCGAATTCAGCCGCAGCCGATGAAGCACGGCAAAAGCTGGATGGTGCGCCCGCATGCCGAGTACAAGGGCGACTGATGAACGCACCGCGCAGCGCCAAGCGGAAGGGCTTCCCGCCGAACCTGTACCAAAAGCCTGACGGATACTTCTACTATCGGAACCCGCAGAGCGGGAAAACCAAGGGAATCGGCCGGGACAAGGCCGAGGCGTTCAGGGAGGCACGAGCCGCGAATGCCGTACTCGCCACCATGTCGAAGTCGTCGCTAGTGGCATGGGTTTCCGGCGTCGAGCAATATACGGTCGAGAAGTGGCTGGACCGGTACATTGAGCTATGGACCGAGAAGAAGAAGCCAGCCGCCGGCACGCTAGCCACGGCCAAACGCTACATTGCGCGCATCAAGAAGGCCGACTTCGCCTGGATGGCCGTCAAGGATGTGACGACGCAGCATATCTCGGATTACCTAAATAAGCTGGAGCGAGAGAGCACGGCCAGCGTGGCGATGAACTTGCGGGCACGTCTGCATGACGCGTTCGAGTGGGCGCAGAACCAAGGCTTGACCGAAACGGGGAAGAATCCTGTAAGCGCAACCCTTGTGCCCGACTACAAGGTAAAGCGTGAGCGTCTGAGCCTGGAGCAGTTCCTTGCGATCCGCGAGAAGGTGCCGGAGTGGGCGGCCAACGCAATGAACCTTGCCCTGTTAACCGGGCAGCGACGGGAAGATATTGTAAACATGCAATTTTCCGACTATAAAGAAGGCTCGCTGTTCGTGGTCCAAGGGAAGACCGGCCATAAGCTGCAGCAGGACGGCCGCATTCGACTATCTGCGGTCGGCATGTCGATTGAGGATGCCGTCAAGCAATGCCGCGACCGCATCGTAAGCCGCTATATGATTCACCACACTCGCACCAGCGGAGTGTACAAGGCCGGCGAGCAAGTCAGCGCCGACGGGCTGTCCGGAGTGTTTTCAGCAGCGCGCGATGCATGCGGCATATCGGCAGAGGAAGGCAAGACGCCGCCAACGTTTCACGAGATCCGCAGCTTGGCGGAAAGGCTTTACAAAAAGGAATACGGGCAGGAGTTTGCGCAGGCAATCATGGGCCATAAACATGCCAAGATGACTGCCGAATATGACGACTTGCGCGGCTCTGGATGGGCTGTTGTATCGGTCAAATAGTTGTTTGCGTTTTATACGCTTTCTATACGAGTTTTAGAAAACGGGCCGCAAACCCGCTTGATTGTTGGCACTACGGTATTTGCCATACTAATGCCCTGTTGGAACACTTTAAGTTATTGATTCTAAACATATTTTAGGCATTTAGTTGCATAAAGATTACTGGATGTTTACACAGATATTCCACGCATTTCCGCGCTTATAAATCAAATACTTAGCAGCGGGTTTTATACGATTAATCGGGGATTCTAACAGGGAGGAAGAAATGACAGACGAACAGATATTGCAGTTGGCAGATCAGACAGGGTTCTTCTTTGACCCCGATCTCGGCCACGCCGCAGCGTGCGCGCGTACCCTTGCATTCGCCCGCGCCATCCTGCAAGCCGCCAGCGCCGCGCCGCCGATAACGGATGCACTTGATCTCCCATCGGTTTTAGCCAGGACCGTATTGACTTATGGTATGTCGGTGCTCAATACCGGAACAGGAGAAGTGTTTTCGCCAGCGGACATCTATAAGCAACCGGAAGCAAATCGTTCATCTGTTGCGCCGGTTGCGCCTGAAGGATGGAAACTGGTTCCGGTTGAGCCGACTGATGATCAACTACAGGCGATGGATGGCATAAATAATGATCTTCCTGCAGATGAGGTACGGGCAATCTACAGGGCTATGGTAGAGGCCGCTCCCCACCAACTGAAAGACTGAGATGAGCAGAGAGATCGTACCAATATTGAATCGCGGCAAAATTGATGTTTGCGCGTGCATGGGGCCGGTGTGCGGCGAGCCGTACTGCCCCTGCGAAATGGAGCGGCGCGGGCTTCTTCCATCTGCGGAGCGTATTGCATCAGATGAGCAAGCCAAACGCAGCCTGAAGGCGCTTTTTGGTCCCGGCGGGGGATTTCACGTCCCTACTCCGACGACTGAAACTTAGCCATTGAATTGCGCAGCGGATCTCCCATTCGGTATCGCCATAACGCTCCGCAGCGGTGGACTCGCTCATTTTGTAGCGCGAGTTCTGCCACTTGCCACGGATCTTGTCTCGGTAGCGGATCGTGTAGTGATATTCGATGCGGGATTCCATGGCTGTATACTGTAGCAAATAACCAAGGAGCGGGGATGCTTACAAACGAATTTCCGGGAGCCTGGCATTCGGATGACTACATAAAAGCGTGGGCCGCGGCTCGCGGCGGCGATCGAATGCCGATCTACGAGGTCGAGTTGCGAACTATGAGCCGAGAAGAGCTCTCAATCGCAAGGATATATTTCGGCAGCTATGGGCAGCCGGTAGTGCGCATGAATCCCGCCACAGGACAGCAAATCATGCCTGATGGTGGGTTTCTGGCTTATAGCTGCAAGAGCGTATAACCGCCTCCAGCCAGCATTGATACATGCCGGCCATAACTCGGCCGCCTATCAAAAATATGCAAAAACCGCATATTTTTGTTTTTGCCATAGCATGCCGATAGCGTAGGCGCTCATTTGAGTGTCCTCATGATCTGCCGCTTGATCGACACGCCGAATACGGACGGCGGATAGCTTGCGGCGCTAAGATAGTTTAAGATACGCAAAATTTTTTGGAGTGGATAATGACGACCCCGATTGCATGGATGGTTCGCGAAACAAACAGCGGCAACGTGCTTGGTTTTTATGACAACGAACACGATGCGGGTCAAAGCGGGCTGTCTTTCGATGGCGAAGTCATCCCTCTCGGCACAACTCCGCAGCCAGCCGGGCCTATCGCATGGATGAAGCTGGACACACGCCCGGACGCTTGGGACAAGTTCAATTTCAGCACTGACAAGCAATCAGGATTCGAGACGGCGCTCTACGCTGCGCTTTAACTCCTCCAGCCAGCAGTTATACATGCCCTGCCAAAGCAAGGCGATAGCATAGGCGCTCATGCGTATTTCTCCTTGATGTAATGTAGCGGGACAAACATCTCATCAAAGCTGCCATCCTTGACGTTATGGAGCATGACGACGCCATGCCAGTGCTGGTTTCCCTGCGGGCCAAGATAACTTTCATCGTGCTCGTAGCAAGATCCGGCTATGATGGCTGTAATCTGCTTGCCGTCTGCCTTGACCGCGGTTGCCGACTGTCTGCCCTGCTGGTGACCGGCTATGCATGACATATGTTTCTTGTTCAGCATGGCTTGAGCTGACGAAGCCGGCCGCCCCATCGCGCCCGTGGTGAAATAGTGCGAAAACGCCACTCCTTCAATCACGACCACTTCAAGGAATGGATAGACTTCCCATCCATACTCACGGTATTTAAGATCATCGATTCCGATCGTTCCGTCAAGTAGAGGCTCGTCATTGATAGCGCGGTCGATCCTGTGTTCATGGTTGCCGAGCGTGAGGACCATCCTGGGCTTATAGCAGCGCTTCTTGTTCCGCAACTGCATGAAGTTGTATTCACGGATCGGGCCGAGTAGCGCTTCCATGCCGGCATGTGCAGCCTGGATGTCTGCTCGGTAGCGACGCCCTTCGAAGGATTTCTTCCCTTTGTCGTAGCTGGACAGGCTTTCCATGTCCGCAAAATCTCCAGCATGCACGATCACATCCGGGCGCTTGTCCATGATGTAGAGGCCGATTTGACGCAGGAAGGTGACGTCCTGATTGGGCTTTACCTGAGAATCAGGGATAAAGAGGATCTTCATCAGTTCCCTCCGCGCGTAAACTCGCCGCAAAAGTCAGTGTCATCCACAGTCGGGAAGTCCGATGTAGAGCCGTCCGGCGACATGATCCAGATCGGCGGGAATCGGTGGCAGCGGCCGAACTCCTCGCCCTGCTCCGCACGGTAGAAGGCGCAGTTCTCGCATCTCATTACGCAATCGTCGCTCATATCACCTCCGGCTTGCCCATGCGTTTCAGCGCCTCTTCTTCGGCCTGGAAGTCATCGCGGCAGTCGGGCCCGCAGAAGCGCAGCCCATCGGCCACCTCTTCATCGCAGAAATGGCATTGGCCACGAGGCATCAGAGCCGGCGCGGATCTGGCTTGCCTTATGCCCATCTCGACAGTTGCTTCTATCAGTGGCGCGGCAATATCGGCTTCGTCCATGATTCCCCCCCCCCTTATTTAGATGCACCCTTGACCTTTTCCCACGAGCGCCCGAGTACGTAGCCAGTCATGACCACGCCGAATAGTTGCAGGATCTCGTCTGGAATCGCTGATAGCCACGCCTTGAACCCGACAGTGAAAGCCGCCGCTGCATCAGGCCGGAATATGCTCAGGATTCCCATCGGGATAGACCAAAGCAGGAGGACATACACGACATAGAGGAATGTCGGCCGAGCGCGGGAGGTCCACGGATCGGCGCTTTGTGAGTCGGAAATGATCGCGGACATCTGCGTCTTCATCTCCTCCAACTGGCCGGTCTGCTGCAGGCGATACAACTCCAGTTTTGCCGCATCTGCCGCTTGCTTATCTGGCCATACCTTGTCGATTACCTTGCCGCCAATGTCGAGAACCGCTGTTACAGGATCGAGTGCCATGGTTATCCTTTCTCCATCATTTCGGCCAATCGCTTCGCCCGATCGCCAACCTGACCAGCCCACTTCGACGCCAGCATGCCCGCCGCTGCCGCCTTGTAATCGCCCGCCTTCATCGAAGCCAGCGTGTTTTTGAACCCAAGCAGGCCGATGATCCCTAGGTTGAACGCCATGTTTGCCAGAACACGCTGCCGAGCGTCAGACATGCCGCGCCACCATGGCAATTGCGCGTCCAGCTGCGCCTCCACCTTGTCGATGTCGGCACCGAGCAGCATCATTGCCTCGCTCTTTGTGATACCAACATCGTCAAGGTTTCGCCCTACTCCGATCGTTGTCTTGCCTACCGTGTCTTTGTAGGGCTTCAGGACCATGCCCTCGTCGGCAATGAGCTGGTTTGCTAGTGCGTCGCGGTTCATTTGTGCCATCCGTTATTGGTCAAAATCCAGTAAGTCAGCGCTGCCAGGCCAGCAGAGCAAATGCCGCCGAGCGTCCACCGTCCGAGTGCTGCAAATTGCTTATCAAGCCACTCGCTGATTGCTTCCTTGAGGATTTCCTTCTGTACGTCCTTGTCGAATTGGGGCATGTCGGGCCTTTTTGTTGGTTGGGGATTGGTCTAGCAGCCGAACACGGTGTAGTAGAACGCGATGCCGACTGCGGCGCCCGTTGAGCTATTGTTCGTCACGACTGTTGCGCCTGTTTTCGACAGCCCCGTCACCGCATGCGAAACAGTGGTTCCGCTCTGCGGTGAGCAGGCAATCGAGCGCGCGGCATTTGGGAACTCAATCGGGAAGGTGACCGGCGTGCCGCCGACGCCCGAGCCCCACTGGATGATTAGCCCGCCAGGGAACTTCTGATAGCCCGGCGCCCCTAAATTGTTATCCCCCATCAGATCGGTGACGAACTTCGGCGGCAGCGCATTCGGATCGGCAGTAATCAGCGACAGATTGACGGCAGACAGGCCGGAATCGAGCACTTGAGCTCCGTCCATGTCCATCGTGACGGTGGTCAGCGTCGTATACGCGGTCGCCGTGATCGTGCCGTAGACCGTGCCGGCCGAGGTCGTGAATTGCAGACGGCGCCCAATGTGGAACGCTGAAGTCTGATCGCCCGGAACAGTGAAGGATGACGCACTTACATAAGTCGGCGTGACGCCGGATGCTTGCCACTGGCTAATGGTCACATTGGCATCGTTGACGCCGGAGATGTTGTCGAACGTGGCTTTCGTGACGCCATCCGCATCCTTGAGGATGAACTTATACGACTTGCCATCCGCCAGCCAGATCGGGCCATCATCAGGCAGGCCAAGCGCGTTCAGCGTGATCGGGTTCGCCTGCGGAATCGTGCCGGCAGCATCGCTATAGGTTGCGAGTGCAGAGCTGGAGCCTGCCGTATAGGTGTAAATCTGCCAGCCCGTAGCCGGATTGCCGTTTTCGTCAAAGACTTGCGCATTCAGCGCCGGGGAGTATTTCGCCACATTGGCTCCTTAGTTCTGCAGAACGATGATTCGATAGAGGATGGACGGAGGATCGATTGATGCTCCGGTGAAGTTCTTCGCGTAGACGGTTACCACGTTGTCGGCTGTCACGACGCCGCGGAAGAAGACGCCGGCCACGTTTGATGCTGGCGTCACAATGACGGCATCCCCACTGCGGCAGCCCTTGATGGTCACCGTCAGACCTTGCTCGGACTGCGCCGCGATTGAGGGGAAATTGAGCGTTGCAGTTGTATTGGATGCTTTCTTCCACGGCAGGCATGCAAACACCTCAAGGAGCCATGCCAGCCAGTTTCGCGACGGGATGCCAGTTGGCTCAGTCAAGCTTTCGTTGATGGGAGGAGCTTTATTCATTGCCGACCGCCTCAATCAATGCGGCCGAAATAACCACTTTCACCGGATCGGTGATGCGGATCTTGAATAGCCAGTCGCGCGCTGAGCCGAGCCGACGCCAAATTACCCGAGTCGCGTACTTGCCGATTGCGCCCATCGATGCCCACAGTTCAGTTCCCCATGTGTGGCCGTTGTCTTTGCTGATCTGGAGCATGACTTGCGGCTCTGAGCCATCGACTGGGCCGACGCCGGTTTCCATGTCCAGCTGGAGCCGGGAGATAGAGACGCGCCGGAGGTCTTGGAAGTAGTGTTTGCCGATGATTTCGCGGGGAATTGGCAGGCCGTTATCGGTCAGAGCGTCGGCGTCGAGCTTGTAAATATTGCCGTTGCTGTAGTCAGAAACGAGCGCCATGCCGCGATAATCGACATGGATTTCCGCGCGGTGACGATCACCAGACAGGCCGGATTCAAGCTCGGTCCATAGGTTCGTTGATGCGTCGAACAGCCAAGACTTGCCGGCAGTCGGGAAGCTAATCTGATACATCGGATGCCCGCCGAGCATGTAGGCATAGGCGGTCGCATCGGTGACGGTCGAATATTTATTGATCAGATAGTCGAGTTCGGATGAACTGATCTTGCGCGGCGCATGGCCAGCCAGCACATAAACGCCGACCTGCCCCATCTGATTTCGCATCAGCCCGGCCATCGAATCGTTAAATTTGACCATCGACCACGGCGCCGCAACGCCATATTCAATCGTTGCGCTGCGGGCATACGGGAAATCCTGCGCACCGGTATGGCTCCAGAACTCAACCGTCTGAGTCCCGCACATGACGAGCTCGCCATGGTCGGAGATGATGCGCACAAGTCCGTCAGGGTTCGATTCTGCGCTGCTGAAGTCGAGCGCATCGAACGTGTTTCCGTCATTCTGGCCGGATAGCTGGAATTGCTGGCTATTGCGGAATCCGACGATGAAGTAGCTGTCCTGATAGGCGATGCTGATCGGATTAGCGAACAGACCGGATGACACGACGGCAAATGCATTGCTCGCAATCGTGTAGCAATACATATTCGTGCCGTCCACGATACCGATCTGCGAGCCGTTGTAGGCCAATTCCACCCGGCCGGATGCAGTATTCAGCGTGCCGCGATTGGTGCGAACGCCTGCATTGTTGATCTCGTAGAAAATACCGCGATGCACGGCGAATACGCTATCACCCACCTCGATCATTCCTCGAATCGGCGTTTCGCCCAGAGCGGCAAACAGTGTCAAGCCGGGAGTGCCATAGAACGTCACTTGCGACTTCTCGCCTTCCTGCTGGATCTCTGCGTAAAGGTTCAAATGTCGCTGAGCGGTGACGGCGGGAGACTTGCCCTGCTGCCCTAGTCCGAACAATGGAATCAGCACTTTTGCGTTTCCTCAGATGTGAAAAAGCCCGCTCGGGGCGGGCTATGCTATATTGGTTTGATAACTACTATGGAAGCGGACAATCTATGGATTTCACCGATTACCTTTGGGCCAAGCTGATCGTTTTCGGTACGCTCGCGTTTCTCATCAATTTCGTCTACCGGCTCGTTACCGGTCGGTCGCTAGAAGCGGACCGGCGCGATAGAGAGGCTGCTGAACAGGCGGCGCAGATAAAAGGCGCGAAAGAGCATTAGGCGCCGCCAATTGTGGGGCACCAGACAATGCCGGCGCTGCCAACTGCGGCTGCAACATCATGTCCACCAGCCGATTTCTTATTGCCTCGTTCGGCCCGCTGTAAGCCAGCCTCCCAACCTGACCCACCATGCCGGCGACGCCAAGCCGATCGGCAAGTCGAGTCAAGCTATTGCCAGCAACAGATTGCAAGATGTTATCAGTGGCCAGATTTTGGAATGTATTGCTGCCAATTGACCGGCCAAGCCCAAGATTCGATTGACGCAGCAAATCATCGCGAATCGCCTGCAGTTTGGTTATTTGGTCGTCGGCAATCGACTTTGCCGCCTTGGCGCCTGGCGCATTCCTTTGGACCTCAAGGTTCCTTAATGCGTTCTGCACCTTGGCAAGCGTGATATTGCCCTGCGCATCTGTTAGCTTCAGTCCCTGCAAAGCTTCCATTGCGTTGATCGGCCCGCTCATCTGCGCATACGTTTGTCGCGCCTCGGCATAGTCAGGACTGAGCTTTTCAATTACGTTCAGCAGCTTATCCTTGGTTGCCTGCAAAGCTTTAACTTCGCCGCCCGCGCCATTACGGACAGCATCCGCAATCTTGTCATCAATTGCGGTTTTCACGTCATGTAGCGCTTGCAGACTTCCAGCTGGGCTCGGCTTTTCGCCGCGCTCGATGGCCCATCTCTGGGCCGTTCTGCTCGCGTCGTCTACAGAAGGGCGCTTGAGGAGCTGTGTGATCTGGCCTTTTAGGTATGGCGTTAGCGGCTGCTGATTTGCCGGATCAAGCGCCTTTGAATACAGTTCATCGGCTGCTTGACCTCGCGACGCGCGGAAAAAATCCAGCTTTCCGGCATCTCCGGCAATGTCGTCAAACAGCGAATTGCGCGCTGCCGCATTCAATTGTTCGCGCTCAACGAACGCATTCGGGCGCAAATCCCTCACTCCACGCTGCAGCGTCGCCAAGCCGGCGTTACCAGTTGCCTCAGCCAATGTTGGTGTTGACCCCTGAACGATCTGAGCGGCATTTACCGCTGTTGGGCCGCCTTCCGCGAATCTGCGGATGACGTTGCCTGCAATTTCATCTTGTCCTGCTGCAGTAAACGGCTTGACAACCGATCCGGCGGCGCTGGCAACATAGTCTCCAGCTTTGCCCAAACCGGTAACGACTGGAGGTATTAGTGCGCCCACGACAGCGCCCTTCCCTGCATCGCTCGGATTAATCAGCGCAGTCGAGGCGCCGCCCGTGATCGCGCCACCGGCTGAGCGAATGCCCAAATCCGCCGCTTTGCCCGCGAGCGATGTAGCGGCCGGCGCTCCCGTGCGGAATCCGCCTGATTCGACCGACTGCAACAGTTTGGCGGCAAGCGGATTTGCGGCAAGGCGAGGCGCTACGACTGTCGCTCCCTTTGCCATCGCTCCACCAACGCCCGCCGTGCCTGCAATCTCTGCGCTCAATTCGCCGCCTTTGAATGCAAGCGAGTCCGTGTTCGCATTCTCATTAAAGAACTGCTTCAGCGCCTCACGCCGCTGATCATTCGTCATATCCGAAAGGCCAGTCTTGTTCAGCACGAAATCAACCGGTGCAAGGATGGTCGCGCCGATATTGGAAGCTCCTTTCAGAGCCCCCAATGCAACATTCTTTAGCGTGCCATGCTCAGCCTTTTTCGGTGCATCAAACTGATCAAACGGGTTCCCGCCAGCCTTCGCCGGCGCATCGAACTGATCGAAGACATTAGCCATTATTGCCCCAATGCAGTAGCGGCCGAGCCAGGGCCGTATTTAGCCTCAAACTGCGGGCGCAGAGACGGATTTGAGCGCAGCATCTTGATTGCGCCCTCAGGGATGGAATTTGCCGGTGCGGCGGCCGGTGCCGGAGCAGTCTGCGAATTCAACGGAATAGCCTTCTGCTTGCTGACCTTTGCCAGATTCTCATTGTTGCGCTGGATGATTCCCTGCAAATCGCTCGCCTGCTTGAGCAGCGCTTCTTTCGGAACAAGCGTGCTTGTCAGATCAAGAGGATTGTTGATGATGGCTTTCAAGATTCGCTCATCACCCCCGTTGAGCACGCCAAGCCTGTAGATTTCCTTGGCTTGTAGCAGGCTGTTTTGATAGGCAGTGTTCAGTTCCGCCCGCTTCGATGGGCTCAGCGAATCCAGCCCGCCGAATTTGGACAGAACATTCTTATAGTTGCCGAGAGCATCATCCATGTTCTGATACGCCTCTGCCTGCTTCATATATTCAGCGCTTGGTTTGGCGTTAGCCTGATCTGCTGGGCCACCGGGGATTGGCACTAAAGATTGGCCATCTGGAGCGAGACGGTAACCGCTCGGAATCTTGCCTTGCGCGATCTGTTCGCGCGTCCGTGCATCGGTCAGGTTTTGACCGCGGATGGTCGCCGAGACAGTTGCCGCATTGTTTGCGCGTGATGTCGCATTGGTCGCATCATTGTTCCGCATTGATGTCTGATTATTCGCGACAGTATTGGCGTCTGGCGTCGTGTATTTGATCAGGTCGTCGGCATTCATCGATGCGCCCATCTTCCACCTTTGGAATGATGTCGGGTCAGTCACCGTTTGTTGCAGGCGGCTCAATGCCTCGCTGAGAGGGCCATAACGCTCAAATATAGGCTTCGTGTCCGGGTTCTGGTAGCCAGCAACAAGCCATTGCTGCGCGCCTTGGATGTCATTGACATTATTAAGCATTGATCTGTGCTGCGTCAGCGCGATATTCGTCGCCTCCAGACCCGTTTTTGTCGCTGTCGCATTGTTTTTCGCAATATTCGACTTCTTCTCATCTAGCTCCAATTGCGATTTGCCAAGGTCCATTGCCGGCCTGTAAAGCCCCTTCGAGAGCAGATTTGACCGCGCGACACCTAAATCTCCATTGGCAGCGGCAATTGCGCTGCGCGTATCGGCCATGTCGGATATTTCGCGCTGCTTCTCGCCGAATATAAGATCGGCCAGTCTATTTTGGTTCTGCGCCTGCTGAAGTTGCGCGACTTGTCCCGCCATGAGTAGCGGATTGTCGATTTTTATGGGTTGCGCGCCCAGAATGATGGATGGATCGAGTGCCATGATTTATCCCTTATTAAGAGTCGCCGTTCGTCCAGCCGTATGGATTTCCTGTGCCAGCATATTGCGGGGTATAGTTGCTCAAATAGCTTTGCTGCTGCTGAGAACCAAGCCTGTTCAGTAGCTGGTTCCCCTGATACATATTCCAGCCCTGCGAGATGCCGTTATTGACTGCATTCGATTGCCCGATATAGCCGGCGGCACGCGCATTGCCTGCGCCCGTGATGTTGTTTGCCAAGCTATTACCGGTCGATATGGACTGCGTGCCGAGATTGGTCGATGCGGTCTGCCCGACACCAGCCAGCGAGGCGAGCCGGTTGAATTGCTGCGTCTGGTTGTTGTTGAACCGGTTATAGGCGCCCTCGCCCTTGGTGGTCGCGTAGTCGTTGCCGAATCGCGTGAGTGCTTTCAATGTGGCGCCAGAGTTCAGTGAACCGGCCGCCGCCATTTGGCGATTGATGCCCTTGACGCCCTCATCAAGCCCGAACTGGAAGCCGGACTGATACACAGGATCGGCATTCATGTCCGCTGCGGTGAAGGTCTTGGTCAGGGAGCCATAGAGCGGATTGCTTTGCGCCGCCTGCTGCCGCTTGGCTATCTCTGCCTCGATCGCGGCGTTTAGACCGGCCTCATCAACAGTGCTTTGCTGCGTCGATGTCGCTGGCTGGCCTTGCGAAGCAAGATATTGCTCATAGGTCGGACCATTATCAGGATTGCCGCCGTAAAACATCGTGGGCGCCACAGCCGGCGTTTGTGTCGTGCTCTGCGCGGTGAACTGCGGAAGCAGGCTTGCCCGGATTGCGCCCCGATCCTCCTGCGACACATACGCCGGCAAGCCGAGCTGCATCGACAACTGATTCAGCGCACTACCGCCAGTCGTCAGCCACGGCATTTGATCCTGCCGGGACTGGTTGTACATTTGTAGTTCTGTTTCGTTTGCCTCGCGCGCGGCATCTGCCTGCTTATTCGCCGCACTTCTTGACGAATCTGCTGATGAGATCGCCCCGACTGCCGCCACGCCAGCCCCAACCCATGCTACTGACATATCATTCCTCCTTAATAACTAATGCTTCAGGCTGATACGCCAGCCGATCAATTGCTTCGTAGCTGTCCCAGGCAACCACATCTTCAACCTTCTCGGGATCTGTCTCATCGGTGCGGAACACGTTGATGAAAACAGTGTCTTCGTTGGCAAATCCCACCTTTTGCACGCCAGCCGGCGACACCGTTGAATGGCCGGCAGTTACGCGAGCCGACCCGTTTTCCGTCAGGATGCTGATGTCGCCCTTACTGACGATGTTGATGCAGTCCAGCTTGTGGACCTTGCCGACCAGTAGCGAGCCCTTCGGAATGAATAGCTCGCGCATGTACACTCCATTCAGGAACGTGTGTTTGACCTCAAATTCCCGCTTATCCTCAGATGGAAGGGCGAGTAAATCAGTCGTCAGCTTCCTGATGCGGGCCCGGACAATGGCAGGGTCAGCGCCGCCATGGTTGAAACTGATTACGCCGGTTTTTTCGTCGTGGGCGATGATGCTGTCAGCCAGCGCAACGTCACCCATCAGTCATCCACCGTGATCGAAATCGCCTCATAGGGCACCATGGCCAGCGCTTCAGCACGTTTGCCCATCCACCGGTTATGAATCTCCAGTCGGTCAGCAGCATTCGTGCCGAATTTCATGCTGATTTCGTCGGCAACACCCCATCCGAGCGGACCAATCCAGTATTGCGGCACATCTGGCGCCACAGTCGCAGAACTGTCATCGATCACGCGCTGATACTGCAGCGTTGCGCCCGGATCAGTTGTAGGTATTGGCCAGAAATGCAGCGTCTTGGCCGGGTCAATGTAGAAATGCGTCGGCTCGCCCGTTGCATCGAGGTCAGTCATGCCGATCCATGCAGAATGCGGGATTTGCGCGAGCTGGACCGGTTTGCCGTCAACTGTCTTATGCACCACCGGATAGTTGAAATAGTCGAGCGGCAGCGAAACCGTGTCGGGCGTGCCAGCGGACCACGTAAGCGCGACATCGGCGGACAGCTTCGGCCAGTTGTAACCGGACAGCGGCAGCGATTTCAGGACCGCATCGAGGCCGCGTAAGGCGACATGCAAATCATCCGGTGACAGCGTTTCGCCGGCACCGTATTCGTTCAGATGCTCCAGCGCATCGCGGCAGATTTCCTGCGCTGTCAACGTCCAGCCGGTCGGGTTTAATTCGCTAACTATGATTGCCATGAGCTACCTCTTAACCGAATATTTCAATTTGAAGGAACTCGAATGTCACGGTGTCAGCGCTATTTGTTAGCTGAACCTCAATTTGCAGCACTTGATCGGCGGCATTCATGTCTATCGCAGAGGTGCCGCGGTCACTTTTCACGGCGCTGCTGTTGGCGTTATAGGTGAGCTTGCCGCGCTGGGATGTTGGGCCAAGGAACGCAACCATTGCCTCCATATCAAACGCGCCTGTATCAGTGGCAGTGATCGTTGCCTGTGCGAGCAACGTGCCGCCGAGCCTCAAATTCAGCTTCTTCGTGCCAGCGGTACCCGAAAGCGTGCCCCATCCAGAGATACGGGCGCTCATTGGTTTCCGCGTTGACGACGCGACCGGAGCATATCGCCCACGAACTAGCGTCTTTGCAAGCACCGAAGTGGATGCGGTTGTGCCAGTGACCGCAACAGACGCAGTAAGGCAGTCCGTCATCGCTGATGTGTTCGTGTACTGATGCACCGCCGAATCACGCGCCCCGCCTTGGATGACAATCGCTTCTCCGCACGCGTCTGCGGTGCCGAGGAAGAAATTGGTGGCAATGTTGGCGGAGTCGTAGTAAATGTCCGAGTTCTCATCAGCTCGCACGCCTACCGAACAACGCTTGAAAGTGCTTCCGTAGAAATTCACGCGCGCCAATGCGGTGGCGTAGATGCCATATGCGCAATCTTCGAAGCTCACATAATCGGCGTGCCCCGTCGCCATCTCTTGCACAAAGAAACCGTAGGCGCAGAATGTGATCAGCGGACCTTGACCTACAGCCCCGGCGTTTTGATTGCCAACCTCCTGCTTGTTGTTGAACATCGACTTGATGCCGGTATATGTCTTGCCCGCGTTGCCGTAAATCCAACCGCCTTTTGGCTCCACGCGTCCGCGATAACTCGTGATGCCGTTGTAGCAGTTCGACGTATGGACGTTTTCGGTGCGGACATACGCACTTTCCGCTACGATGCCGCCAGAGGAAGATGACCCGTCATAGTTCTGGAACAGGATATTGCGAACAACGATCTTCAAGTCGTCCTGTATCTGCAACCCAACAGCAGCCGCGTGCCCGCCCTCGAAGATGGTTGTGGGGGTCGGACGCGGATTTGTTGCCGGATCATAGCCAACATCTGCGCCCTCGATCACAATATAGTTCTTGGACACTATTCCGCCGAAGTTGTAGTTCCCAACTGCGGATACCGTGCCGATTGCATTGGATCGCCCAAGCACACATTTTCCAAGCGAGCCTGTCGCCGTGCCCGCTGCTATCTTGATCCGCCAACTTCCATCCAAGAACCCGCGCTTGGTTAGGTAGGTGCAAGCCTGGGGCGGCGTTGTTGCCTGCGACGCACTTAGACCATCAGACGACACACTCCCGCCGCTTGGCGCGGCGTAGATAATATTCTCTTGCCCTTCACTCGGAGATATATAGAACAGATCCGAGCCGCGCTTAACGATGCCAGAGCCGGAATGCTTGACATCGTGGAAATTCGGGATATTTGCCGACGAAACATAGGTTCCAGCCGGCCAATGAAGCACCTTGCCGGCCGCATAGGCAGCCGCCACAGCCGCAGCAATGCCTGCCTGATTATCCGTGGTGCCATCGATAGCAGTTGTGATGTAGTCACGCACGTCAAGCAGATCATCAATGCGGTTCTTCAGCTTGCTACCCGGAGCAATCTTCGCATCAGTGATCGTGCCGTCAGTTGGGCCATCTGCCGGATCTTCCAGCAGAATATCGGTGACCGTGTACTGTCTGATGCCGCTGCCATTGATGGTCAGGTTGTAGCGCCCATCTGCGGCATAAAACTCGAAATACCCGTTCGCATCAGTCGTCAGCGGATTAGCGCGCACTGTGACGCCATTGTCGGAATACAGCGTAACAGCGCCGCCATCGACACGCGACACGGTGACGGACGCGCCGACGATCGCTTGCCCGTTGCGGTTCGTGATGTTGTTTGAGTATTTCTGCATGGATGGCTCGGGCGGTGATTAAGCGGGCTCTGCGGAGAAGGAAAAACGCGGGATTCGGACGAGTTGAACCTTGCCGTCTTCGCCCTTGACCATGGTTTCGATGGTCGAATGACGGAGCACATTTACAAAATGCTCTTCAATCACAACTTCCTTGTCGCGCTGGATCTGGATTTGGCGGAAGTTATGCGCAAGCACGACATCGCCCTTGTCGCCCTTGTCCTCGCCGGAATGGATGGTTACGCGGTACTTCTGCGCCTGGGCCTTTTTGGCCGGTTTTGTCTCGGTTGCTACAACTTCGCTCATTCGGTTCCTCCAAATAAAAAAGCCCCGCGGGTTAGGCGGGGCTTAGTGGGTTGCTACTGATTACAGCGATGCGGCGGACTCGATACGGATGAGCCAAGAATCGTTCAGAATCTTGGTGGTCGTAGTCGCCTTCCAGCCTACGGTAGAACGCTGCTCCAGCGGGTCAGCGGTGCCGGCAGAGCCGAGCGCCTTCACGTAGGTCTGCATTGCCTGACCGGACAGCGGGCACACGCCATAAGCGTTGTCCGCGATGATCAGTGTCGCGTAGACGTCATAGTTCGTGCCGTTGTTCTTGTAGTTGGTCGTGCCGGCAGCGCCCGCGCCTGCGAAAATCTTGCAGTTGGTTGAGGAGACGAAGCGGATGTTCTTGTAGGCGCCGATCTCGTCATCCATCACGCTTTCCTGCGAACCATAGTCCGATACGGAGCGGTAGCCAGTGATGCTTTCCAGATCGAACTCGACGTCAGGATGCACAAGGGCGATAAATGCCTTGCGGACCGAGCCGGTGCCAACTGCGTCGGACGGCATGATGCCTTCCTTGACGTATTTGGCGTTCTGCACCTTCAGGAAGCGGATTGCCTTGTCCAGATCGGACGCGGTGATCTTGTTCGCCACCAGATTGCGCGAGGCCACGCCAGAAGCGTAGGCAACGTTAGTGCCAGCAACCAGCACGTCGCGGCGGGCTTGGTCGATGGTCGTACCGGCCTGATCGCCGAGCACATCGGTTGCCTCGGTCACAACCGGGTCTTGATTGGTCATGCTGACCATATCGGACAGGGTGATGAAATCGCCATACTGAGCCAGCGTTGCGGTCAGGTCGGTTACGGCCAAGCTGGAGCCGGACGGCGTTACGCCTTCAGTCAATGGGGTGGATGCCGGCGAGAGCTGCGAATAGCGGCGGAATTTGATCTGATTGCCGTTCTTCTGCGCGATCGGGCGCTTCTGACCGAACCGGCCATGGACCTCGGCGGGCTGCGCACGGGTCAGCAGATTGCGATCGTAAAACGCCTGTACGCCCGGTGGGACTTGGGTGAGTGTCGTTGTTGCCATGTGATGCTCCTATCGGAATTAATAGCCTTTGACGCGCCGAACCTCTTTCTCGAATTCGGCTTGCGACATGTTTTGGATGCGCTTCACTTCCTCCAGCGCCTTATCGACGGGCTGCGTGTTGACAGCTGACGGTCCGGCACCGGGGACGCTCATCGCGGATTTCTGTTGCAGCTTTGCGGCTTCGGCGGCGAAGCGCTTGCCGATTTGGCGCTCTGCATGCGCCAGTTTTTCTGCAGTGATTTCAGCAATCGCAACAAGAGGATCTGACCAATCAGCACCGCCCGATTCACGCCGCGCGAGGATCGCCGTTTCTAGTTCCGGGTCGATGTCGGCAGAGAAAATTCCCGGATGGGCGCGATCAATGATCGTCATCCATTCGTTCTGCTTCTGTTCGGCCTGAATCTGAGGCGTCGGATCACCTGCTACATAGCGAATCGCTTCAGCCAACTCTGGGTTTTGCGCCAGAATCGCCGGCTTTGCTGCCTCGCGTTGTGCAAGCTCTCGCTCACGCTGGAGTTGTTTCAGTTGTTCAGCGTTCTTGTGTCCCCATGCCTGGGTATCCTTGAGCGCCTTTTTCGCCTTCTCCAACTCCAACCGCAGTTCTTCAACTGGGTCGGCGGGCTTTGCTTCGGGTTGCTTCGCTGGCTCTTCCGTCTTGACTTCAGTCGGCGCAGGTTCGGGTTTAGCCGGTTCCGCTACGGGATCAGTCTTGATTTCAGGTTGCGCGGTAGTGGCTGCCGGTTTCCCGCTCGCCGCCGCTTCCAGCTCTGCTGCTGCTTTGTCGTACTCCTTTTGATACTCTTCGTCGGTCATCTGCATCGTCCTTTCAGGGCCACTCCGATAAGAGCGGTAGTCCTAGTTGCTTCAGTTTGCGGCGTCCGCTTGGGATAGTGCCGCGGTTAAGCCTTCGCGCTCGTACTGCAGCGCTTCAGGCAAATTCAGTAGATCGCGAAGCGCCTTAACGCGCCCGCGGGCTTGCTCATCGTCGGCATCAATGAGCTTTTGAGTTTGTTCATCGATCATTTCTTTGATCTGCTCCACCAGCGCAGGAGCCTGCAGCGCAGGAATAAGCCGGTTAATGTGGTCAAGACGCTCGCCGCTCGTCATTGCATCCCCTCGGGCGGCATAGCGTCAGGCGTAAAAAAAGCGCCCTGTGGCGCTTGCTGTTGAGTCATTGCATCTTGCGGCATACCGGGCGGCCCGTTGTCACCATCGACTAGCTCTGTAGCCTGCCCCGCCTCTGCTGCCGCCATAATTGGCGCCACGCCTTGCTCCATGCGCTTCAGAATGATCTGTACTGCGCCTTCCAACTCCTTGAGCTTGTCGGCGGACTCGGATTTCATCTGCTGGAGGATGATTTGCAGTTCGCGGTTCGCCTCAATCTTCGCCATTTCGACGTTTTCACGGCTTTGCGCCTGCTGGAGTTGTCTCTGCAGCTGCTGAATCATCTGTTGCATCTGCTGCATTTGCTGTTGAGCTTGTTGCATCTGCTGCTGAACTTGTGGCGGGATCTTGCCGCCATCCTCATCCTTGACGATCGGGCTTTCACGGCCAATCTCCAGCACATCCCACGTTTGCTCGAGCAATTCGCGCACGTCGATCTTCTCGGCTGTCATCGGGTTGCTCAATGCGAACTGAGAGAACGACTGCAACTTATTCGCCAATACCTCTTTCTGCATGAATGAGGATGTGCCGGTCGCCTTCCATTCCATGAACGATGACTTGCCGAACTCCTTGATCTGCGCCCAGATTTGCGCATGCTCCTCACCGTGGATTTTCTGCACGGTTTCGACTTCAAGGTACTTCAGGTTCCACTCGATCAAGCATTCGATCATCGGCTCGATCCACATGGAGTCAATGTGCTGGATCACTTCCTTGATTGGCAGGGAAGATGCCGACATGATCATGCTGATACCGGTCGCCGTCTTGTTCAGATGCGTCGAATCATCGCCCTGCGTGTATTTCGTGATGCCTGTATCGTCGTCGCTGAACTGCTCGGACATCTGAATGAGGTCCATCCAGCCATTCGACACGTCAGGCATCGGATGCACAATAACGGCGTTCTTGCGATCATCGACCGACAGGCCTGGCTTCATGTCGTAGACCTTGCCTGGGCCGATCTTGAAGTTCTCCATTGGCAGGAACTTCGAGCGATCAATGCTGATTGGTGGATTCAGCGCAATGCCCTTGCCCTCATTCATCAGACGGAAAGCTGCATTGATGTTCTTTTGGTTCGGCGCGTTGTTTTCCGCTACGCCAACACCCCATATTTCATGATCGGCTGCCTCATAGACGCACGGTAGAACGGGTTTTTTGTCACCCCAGGGGGATTCATCCACCTTAACCACGACGCCGCCAGCCATGATGACCACAACATCAACCTGCTCGCCATCGGTCGAACCATCCTTGGATGGGCCATGCAGTGTGCTTTTCGGCACCTTGCCGAAGTATCGAGCCACACGAATGCGGTTATTCTCATGCCAGAAGCTGGCATTATTGCCGCGCATCTGCCGCGCCTTCTCCGATCCTTCAATGCGGTCATCGCCTTCAGGAGCTTTCAGCGCCTCATCGATGTCTTTATAGCCCGGCTGGCTTTTCCATGAACGCACTGTGTCGGGACTGGTCAGCGTCACCCAAAAACAGCCCATCGCATCCTTGATGTCATGCGCTTCCGGGTCTGGATACACATCCAGCGTGGCACCAAGCTCGAAATACGGGAAATCGAACTCGTACCTGTTTTCCTTGATGACAATCGAGCCGCCCGCATTCTCTGCATAGGTATCGGTCAACGTCTCACGGCGCACGAACGGGCCGAACATGAAGCCGGTTCCGTAGGTTGCCAGCGTATTAGTGCCAGCCGATAGCTTTTCCTTGAACTTGCCGCGCTCCAGCTGCTCGGTAAGGATGTCCTCGACCACATCAGCGAATGGCGCAAGCTGCTCATTCACCGGGTTGGTATCGAATGGCAGTTTACCGTTGCCGAACAGCGCATCATTGATCTTTGCCCGAGCCGAGCGCACCTTATTGCGCGTCGAGCCCATGAACAGCCCTTTTGCCTTCTTTGCCTTGGCGTGGCCAGTGCCTTTCGTGTCGTCGTCGCGAACGATGCGCATGACATCGTAGTAGCAATCGAGCAGCTTTTGCTCCTGGGGCTCACGCGCACGCCGCCAATCCATCAGACGCGATTCGAGCAGGGTCGCAAGTGGAGATTGCAACGCGGTAGAAACTTCGTCCATTGGTTCTCTTAGAAGTGAAAGCCGTCTTCGTTCGGCTGGTATTGTTCGATCGGCTGGATAAAGCGCCAATCCTCGTTCGTCATCTTTTCCGCATTCACGCAGATGTACCGCAGGTTATCCGCTCCATGGCTCCACTCGTCATGCATTGGCGCGCCTGGCTCGTTCGTCTGCTGATTGATGCTGCGTCGATAGCGTTTCGCGCACTGAACCAAGCGCGCCGCCTTCGTCTTGTCGAAATAGATACGCGGGAAGGTCATCCGAGTTAAACGGATACCGTCCTCAATGCTCATGTTCGGCGTAATCGCCACATCCCAGCCGAGCGCCTGCATGATCTCTTCCGCGCTCTTGCCGGTCTTGAAATCCTTGTTGCGGCCGTCGTGAGGCAAATAGACCTTGCCCCAATTCAGCTTTTTCTCTTTCAGCATCGCCGAGTAGTAATCAAGCGTCTTGTGACTGTCCTCGATGTTCTCGATGATGCGCAGTTCGGAGGTTTGCTTCTGCACTAGGCTGATGCTCATCGCGTCATTCCAGCCTAAGTCAAAGATCACATGCACCTTCAGCAGCGGGTCATACGGCACATTGCAGATGCGGTTTTCTTCCTCTGCCTTGGCGACCTCGTTGTAATAGATCGCGCCTGAGACGGCCGGCTTACATTTGCCCTCCCATATGTTCTCGTACTCAGCCTTGGGCATTGTTGCTTTGGCGTGTTGCCGCTCTGCCTCAAGCGTCGCCGGGAACCATGGGTTGTCGCTGTAATTCATGTCCACGATGACGCAATCAGGAGGCGTATTGATCGCGAATCGCTGATGCGTCTCGTCGGTTTCCAGCTCAGGGTTATACGAAACCCAAATCTCTGAGTTGGGCTTACGGATGGTGGGAATCAGCACTTCCCACGACCGTTTGCGCACCGCTTGACCCTCTTCCACCCATGCGCGGTCCAAACCCTCATACGACTTGATGGACTCGACCGTATGCGTGGACAGGCCGCCGAACAGGAACTCGCCGCCATTCTTGGCGCGAATCTCCGTGTCCAGCACGTCGTAATACCATCCGATGTTCAGCGCCTGGATCTGATCGGCAAGCAGCTTATGAACAGAATCCTTGATCGACTTTTGCACTTCCCGGAAGCAGCCGATACGCAGTGTCTGCGTTGCACCCTGAATCAATAGGGAGCGAGCAAAGCTCCATGATTTGGCGCTGCCTCGCCCGCCCTTTGCAACCTTGTACCGATGCGGCTCAAACAAGAACCCGAGCTTCTCGGGAAGCTCAACTTCCATTCGGCTTAACCAGTTTCAGGGTGAAGTTCATATCGACCGGGCCGCCGTCTTTGCCTGTCATCTGCAGCTTGTCGTTGAACATGCCCAAATGACGCGCCACGCTATCGAGAGCGCCCTTCTTGTCAACGAACTTAATTTTCTTCGTCTGGCCAATTGCAACGCCATCCACTTTCTCTTCGTGCACATCTACGCCGACCAGTGCTGCGGCAACATCCGCATCCAGCTTGTGGACCGGAATCAGTGCCCCGTCCTCATCATAGAACCGGCGCGGGTCCAGGAATGCCAGCTTGGCGTATTCCTTCAACACGCGGTCCTGCGTGATCTCGGTACGCTTTTCGCGCTCCTTCATTGCGGCTGCGATTGCCTCTGCAATAATAGGTTTCGATAGGTTTTCGCTACCGATCTCTTGCGCTGTCTTTTCGCTATACCCGGCCCGAATGGCAGCTTGGGTCGCATTCAGGTCAATGAGATACTCATCGACGAAGCGTTGCTGTTTCGGGGTTAATGTGGACATAGCCTTAAATAAAAAAGCCGCCCGATCTTGCGAAGGGGCGGCGAGATCCTTCAGGAGAAGGGAGGAGACACTGTATCAAGTGAGCCGACTGCTGTTACCGTGTACAGCGAGGCTCGGATATTGCCAATCAGCTCAATTCATACCGCATTAACGACGAAAGCCCCACTTTCTGCGGGGCCTGTGATTTATTCGGGAATGCCTGGCGGCGGATGGTCGGGCAGCGGCTCGGGGCGTGGATCATGCACCTTTAGCGCCTCCATGACGCGAATCGCATATCCTTCGTTACCATACTCGCCAATCGTTTCCAATTGGCTTGCCTTGCCGTCCGTTTCATAACGGGTCACCACATAACGGGTCACCGGGCGCACCCGATATTCAACTGTACTCATGCTTCCCTTTCTGTCTCCGCAGAGACTCGTCGTAAACAGAAAAAGCCCCGCGATCTGCGAGGCTTTCAAATTCTGCGGGCACGAAGCCCCTACCCCAAATATACCAAAACAGGATGGCGTTTACAACAACTATTTTTGCTTCCGCCAAACCGGACAAGTGAAGGTAAGCCCGGCAACAACGACTGAATACCCAACTGAGAATGCCTGGACTACTCCGCGCTCCCCGAAGTCAATTCCACCATACCAAGCCAGCCCCATGGAGAGCAAGAACGCGGCCACCGTCGCAAGCAACCTCGATACATTTGTCATAGCAACCCCTTCGCCACCAGTTTCACGCGCATGACGATCTTGGCATCCTCAAAGCTGGCTGCTTTGGCAAACCGCCAGACTTGAGAACCCAATCCGTATTTGCGCATGATGGCTTCTTTGTATATAGGCTGCAGGCTGTCGAATGCTGCGTTGACGCGCTCGATGCGGTCCTGATCGGCGGCTTCGTACAGGTCTTCGCTGTCCTTGAGTGAGCCTGGGACGAATCCTGCCGCGATCCGATAGCCATCCGGGCCTTCCGGCTTGCGCATCCAATCTGCCCACAGGTCGAGCAGCACTTCCACCTCGTCTATATCGCGTTGCATTCTGCCGCCCCTTTCTTTTTCAAATTTGATGTGCTTTGCTGGATCTTGGTATCGGTGCCGTTCTAGCGCCTGACTTTTAGGTTTGTCTTGTCTTCGTAGCCAGGCGAAGAATTGATCATCATTCATGGGGATCCCCGTAAATACTCACCGATCGCCGTCGTCTCGGATTTGGCAAACCTGATCCAAAATTGCTGTCAGCATCCCAATGACATAGCTATGAAATCCCGCATCAAAACCGCTGTGCAAACTTTCGATGATCGCTGTCACGCCCCAAGCTACAGAAATCCAGCCCAATAAAGTGGACGGAACCCATACCGCCAGCCGCCCATTCGAATAGACCTTCTTCATCACGCCGCCTCCTTATAAACAGCCGCTTCCTTGAATACGACATGCATCGCATCCCGCAATACGCGCCGCGTCGATGCCTTCTGCATCTCATCCGTCAGCACAAGTCCGTCGCCGATAGCGGTCAACTCACTGCCCGTCGCGCTCCATTTGCCCGTTTCCTTGTTGCGCGCCAATACGCTCCTCATCGCCTCAAGTGACGCATGCATAGCCCGCTTAGCCTCGTCCGATTGCTCGCCCATGTGCGCGAGGGTCATGCCAATATTTAACCGGCACGTCAGCGTATGCCACGCGGATTCATCGGCGTTGCCGGTCCTGAGCTTCAGTAACTCAGCATGTGGTGCGAGCTGCAGAGTGCGCTCATCGTCCGAGTTGAAACGGAAAGCGATCGGGATTGCGTTTGCGCGCGGTTTGTATTTCTTGTTACGTTTTGCTTTACTTGCCGACATTTTCAATTTCCGTAATAACTACTCGAACCATTCCACCCTTTACCGGCTCCCTGCGGACCAGATGGAGCGAATCAATTTGCTCATCGTCCAACCACACGCCGGCATGCGTCAGAGCGTCTTGCAGCGCCTTGCTGCGGTTATCCAGATCCTGCCGCCGCCTGTCCGCTGGATGGATTGCTGCGAACAATGCGATGCGCCCCTCCAGCGTCTTATGCCCTGCCTCGGCTACGATCTCAGCGACTGCCTGCCTAAACGCCAGCCCTGCCGGCTTGATGAATCGACCGCCGCCGCGACGCTGGCCGTAGGCGTGGTTGATCGTGGGCGGCAGGGGTAGCGTTAGCGCAATCATTTAATCCACACAAAAAACACGATCACCCATGCAGCTTTGCATGTGTAGTGGATTAGTTGATCACCAAACATCGTCAGCTTGCCTTCGCATTTCAGCAGGTCAGTGATGGCATGAATAAATGCCTCGGCCAGACAGAGCCAAACGCTACCAGTCACCAGAAACACGGCACCGCCATGAATCAGCGCATGGGATGACAGCGCATAGGGCCAGAACATCTTGCCGAGCTGCGTATTCGGATTCTTCGCCTGAGCCAGAAAGTCACCCTGAAGCGGATAGTCGGCCAGCGAGTGCAACACCAGCAGAGCCACCAACATTTCAAACGGTTGCAGATTCATCATTCCCCCTATTTAATTAACCACGCCACCAACAATGTCCATCCGATCACTACTGCACCGATGGCCCATTCCATTACCGACCGTCCTCAGTCCGCATTTCCTGCCAGCGCTGCAATGTGTCGATCGCATCCTGAATATCCCGCTCAACGCTCTTGTGGCCCCGGCCGCCTGCCGCGAGCAGCTTCTTGACCGCATGCCCGATTGCCTGATCAGTCACGCCGAACAGGTCTAGAACACGGTAGACGTCGATCGATTGCAGCTTTGAGACGTCTTTGAAGTAGTGGCTGTGCTGCCTTGTTTCCTTCTCGGCTTTCGTGGCCGCCGGCAGATGCGCGTAAAACATTCGTTCCGGTTTCATTTCCTTGCCCTCATCCAGTTAATCCGCTGCTCCATGTTTTCCGCTGCCGTGTACCTGCTGCAATCGTGCTCAAACTCGGGACTCCGAACCTTTGCCGCTGATTCGAGAGTGCAGCGGCCTATCTGCGCTTCCCGGTAGTACGCGCTCTTTACCGTGCTCGGGAAGTGCAGCGTGTAGTTCGAGCATGTGCCGCATTGGGTCATGCTGCCTCCCCGAGCAAATTCGCCTGAGCTGGAACCGGCGTCCAAAACGGGCTGCACTGGATCGAGTCCCAAACATCAGCCATCTTCCTTGCCCCGTTCTGTGGCCTGTTGTGGTTCCTGGCTATATCTGTGCTGTCCACGCTGGCAAATGGATAACCCCAACGGGTTGCTGCCATGCCTCGCAGCATATGCAGCCAAGTCGGAACCCTTCCAGTCATGCAAATCAGGTTCATGGCATCGCACATCCTTCTGTGCCAGTTGTCCGCCCCAACTTCTGCATATTCGGCAGAAGAGCCGATGCAGACGCGCGGCCAGTTGTCGCACAGCTTCTGAAGCCTTTCCAGTGGTTCGTGCATGTGCCAAACTGGAGCGCCCCTATGACCATGTGGCCATTGCTTGATCAGGGCGTCATTGGCGTCTGTATCGCCAGTAATCACGTCAGGAATGACCGCCCAAGAAGTCTGGTAAGCCAGCCATTCATCTGCCCAAGCGTAAAAATCAGACCAATCCTGCTTTTCCTTGCCATTCCGCCAGAAGCTGAATGCTCCGTTATCCAGCATCACTCCCTGTCCGTTCTTATGGCACCATTCCACTTGGTCGGGCCGGAAATGCGACACACAGAAAAACCGTCCCGACAACTCATGCAGAGTCGCATAGGGGGTTATCGGCGTGCCGTGGTAGTGGATCGTCACTTCTTAGCCAAGCAAATGTGTTGCGTGGACGCCCTGATGGACTGCCGACAGCTTTACAAAGCACTTGAAGCGGTCATAAAAGGATTGAGTGATCTTTTCGCCAAAAGCCTTCTTATGCAAAGCCGCTTCCAACTTGATATGCTCGACCATGAGCATGTCGTTGCTTTTTAACTCCAGCGAATAACAGATCATTTCCCCATCATTGGGGCACTCACTGACAAATTGATATGTATAAATATTGACCATCACTTCCCCTCCCGATCCATCTTCCCGTTAAGCCATCCAAACCAGTGCGCCCGCCCCTTCGATTTCAGCGGCTCCGGCTCGCCCCTAAATCCGCTTGCGTAGCCGGCGTTGTATTCCGACTGCGATTGGTGAGCGAGTTTGGTCATTCGATTTCACCGTCACGGATGCCGCAGAGCTTGCGTATCTCAGGGAAGCTGATGCCTGCCCCTTCAAATATTCTGATCATGAGCGCAGCACTGACGGGCCGACCTCCGTTGCGGATCTTGCTGACAATCGGCGGATCAACGCCGAGCCACTTTGAGAGCGCCCTATCGTTTTTCAGCTTCAGATCTTCGATTAAGCGATCAAGCAGCGGATGCGGAAGAAAGGCTGGTCGGGCCGCATGGAAATTCTTGATTTCCTTCGCCACCTTGATCGCCACTTCCGGATCGACTTGAACGCCCATCACGTTCGCTATGATTTGTTGAAACGGTGTCATTTGGTTCTCCCTTAATTACTCTTAATGGCGCAACGCATCGCGCTTCAGGTCGAAGTGCGATTCCATCGCAAGCAGCGCCTTGACCTCATCGCCGCCAGCATCGCCAACAGCCTTCGCAACCATCTGCATCAATCCCTGCAGGCCGCCGCCAAACTTCTTCGTGCCGAGCTTTAGCCCCGCAATCATTTCTCGGTTCTTCTGACGAATCTCGGCTTTCAACTCATCGCTCATGGCCAGCTGCGGAGCGGCCGGCCGATCAATGCGCCGCGGAACCGATGCTTTGCAGAGCGCCAGGAACTCCGGCAGCGTCGGCACATAGGTCTGATGCCGGTCTTTGCACTTTTCCACCGCAAGGCGGATTACCTCGAAATTGAAGTTTTTGAGGTCGTTCAGCCATACGGCCTGCGCGCTCAAAATCCCCATGTCCTCACCCTTATCGTTCAGTTTTCCAGTGCGGTATTTGTCCAGCAGTTGATTGCCGTACATGCCATGCAGGAGCATGAACAGGCGCTTGATTTCTGGCATTTCAATTGACATCGATGAACTCCCTTTCCGTTTCTTCTTCCGATCCAAAGATTGCGGCTGCGGCACCGCTACGATCGTTTTTGCCTTGGTAGCCACGCGTGCCGTTTGCCTGCTGCGGCTTCGGTTGCATCCAGGCGGACTCAAACCCTGCCCAACCCCGCTTGCAGCAAGTCCGTAGCGCATCCCCTAGCGTCATGCGGGCTGCCGCTACCTCTGCCACCACCTCCTCAAGAGCCGTCTTGGTCAGAGGCAGGCGCTTTTTCGCTCGAATTGCCAACCAGTCCTCAGCCACTTGGCTTTCAACTCCAAGAGCTATCAGGTCTTCCAGTCCGAGAGCGACACGCGGCGCTTGCGCCCGCTTTTGACGGTTCCTTGATGGTTCAATTGATGGTTCCTTGATGGTTATGGGTGCGAAATCTGCGGGGGTGGGGTGCGAAATCTGCGGGGGTGGGGGTGCAGATTTCGCGGGGGTGGGGCGCGGATTCTGCGGGGGCGCGGATTCTGCGGGGGTGCAGAATTTGCGGGGGTCGATGCGGTAAAGTGTGCTGCGGCCGTTACGCATTTCGCGCGACACAATGCCGATGGACTCCAGGTCTGTGATGTGCTGCTGAACTGTTCGCTCGCCCATACTGCACTTTTCGGCGAGCATAGAGATCGACGGGAAGCACTCACCCATATCGTTCGCGTTGTCGCAAAGGGCGAGCAGGACCATCTTGCGGCCGGCCGGCAGCGTCGATTTCCATACCTGCGTCATTAGTGCAATGCTCACTTAACCCTCTCGTTCGTCAGTTCCAGTAGTTCCATCTCGGATATGCCGTACATCTCTGTAAATTGATCCCTGCCCATTCCGTGGATGCCGATCACTGGATCGCGGTGATGAATCGGGCAAAGCGGAGTAACCTTCTTGTGGCTTGATCTTCCCCAGCCATGGCGTGCGCGGACGTGGTGGACTTCAGCCGGAGTTCCTTCGTAACCGAGGAAGCGGCACAGCTCGCAGTCGAGCGTGGCGACCTTCGCCAGATGGCGCCTATCGTCCGCGCTGATCTTGCGATCCATTCAGCCGCACTCCGCCACAGGCAGGCGAACAACCTTTGCTTTAAATCCGGTGACGCCGCATTTGCGCGAGTACTTGCGCTTCTCACCGTCGAGCTCATACTCGATCTCTTCCAGGCGGCCGTCTTTGATCAACTCATCCACTCGCCCTGTCACGCAATTAATCATCAGCTTGGTAAGGTCCGATAGCTCGGCGCGCGTGTAGTCTTTTCCCGGATCTATCATGGAAAGGATCAAGGCTTGCGTGCGGCTTACTGCGCCCTCGGCCATCAATGCGTGATAGCGGTCGGTTGACGTTTCTGCGACTGTCATGCAACCTCCTTGCGACGCAGGCGATTGATTACCGCGCCGGCCATGCCAACGGTCTTAGCCTTGGCGCCTGCGATCTTCTTGCGCAGCCATGCTTGACGGCGCTCAGCCTTGTTCAGCTTGAGATCGGCCAGCTCAAGGTTTTCAGCGGTCGGGTTCTGAATGGCTTGAGTTGCAGCCTGGAGCGCATCGCCGTGGGCCATCTGCGCTTCAAAGATGTCATTGATGTCGAGCGGGCTTTCCTCGGAGTCGTCCAGCATGTGAACACCAAGACCGATCGAAACGAGGAATTCGCTCATACAGGCTGCGCGGCGGTCGGCAGGCATGGCTACGAGAATGGAGCGGATAAAGTTAGACGGCAGGAGATTGCCTTCCTTGCTCTCGTCATCCAACCAACGGAATACGCGCTGCGCATTGACTTCGCGGATCTCGCAGATGTCTTTGGTTTGCGGCTCGAAAACGATGCCGGTAACGCCGCCAACTACTGCGTGGGCCTCAACGATGTGCTGCACAACAGTCTCGCGGCTCCAGCCTTGCGCCTTGCGCCATGCGATTACGTGTTCGCGGATGATGCCGATCAGTGTCTTACCGTGTAATACGCTCTTCATGACTTGCTTCCCCTTATTGTTTATCTTTATGTCTACCAACTAAAACAAGCTGTCCAAAACCAACAATCAGGGAGAACAACTTGCGAAATTTCAAAACTAGTTCCTGCGATTCGGGCCGATCTGCGCTTCGATTGATTTCCGTCAATTTCCGAGATTTAGGCCAAAAAAAAGCGACCAGCCCAAGGCCGGCCGCAAATCGCGTTGCTTATTCTTTCTCCCGCCGATCCTTCTCGCGGCGCTCCTTCGTGCGCCGATCAGTGCCGCGCGGTTTATACTTCTTCGGTGACTGGCAGTTGTTGTCGGCCAACTCAGGCCAGATGCGTTGCCAGTCATTGGGGAACATTTCTTTTCGCGTCACCAAACCGCCGGTGGCTTTCTCAATTGCAGCGCCATATTCGACAGGGATGGGGCGAGTACCGTCAGCCCAACGGCTGAGATCGGAAGCATGCGCATTGATGTCCTTTGCCAGCTTCGCTTGACGGCCTCGCTCTTCGGAAAAGTATTCTGATAAGTTCATACCCTTCATTTTAGCGTATCGCTAAACAAATGCAAGCGAGAAATTAAGCGTGTCGCGAATTCCACTCTTTAGCGTTTTGCTATGTAATACGCGCATGTCTACAATTGATGAAATCCGCAGGGAAAACCTAGCCCTCCTGATTGCTCAGGCCGGAGGCGCGGGAAAACTCGCCGCCAAAATCGGCAAGAGTCCGTCTCAAATTAGCCAGTGGCTGAATGCGTCTTTAGATTCAAAGACCGGCAAGCCGCGCGGCATGCGTCCGGAGAGTTGCCGCGAAATTGAGGCTGCTTTCAACAAGCCAAAAGGCTGGATGGACGTACCTCAAAAGCAGGAGGCTCTTGGAAGGGCGCAAGAAGGCTTCGTTAATGTTGGCTCCGTTACCATTGCGCCCCGCGATGTCCCGCTTATTTCATGGGTCCGAGCTGGATCGTTTTGCGAGACGCACGACCCATTCCAACCAGGCGATGCCGATGAGTGGCTAAGCTGCCCGACACCGCACGGGCCACGCACCTTTGCGTTACGGGTAAAAGGTGAGTCAATGGACGGGCCGGATCGCGGCTATGTTGATGGAGAAATCATATTTGTCGATCCTGAGAAGATCGATCCGATACCGGGCAAAGATTTCATTTTCTGCACGCCCGATCAACAGGCGACATTCAAGCGCCTGATCCAAGAGCATGACGGATGGTATTTAAAGGCAGTCAATGAGAACTGGACGCCCCGGTTTCAGAAGATGCCGGAAGGGACGCGGATCTGCGGCCGGGTGATTGGATCAATGCGTCAGATCGTCAGATAAATGCAACAGTCAATCCCCTATTTGTGGGAAATATCCCATATTTGCGGTATTGCGGAAATATTTGGTGACAAATTCGCGGCGCATTCTTATAGGCATCAGAAATTTCCTACGGGAAACAAGCTATATTGAACTCACTGAATATTTCGAGCAAGTCATAGGGTGGTCATGGGGCGCGATTTCCCGGAGAGCTTTGATGCCTCCTGTGTAACGAAAATAAACGAACTGTTTTGGATGCTGGTTCCAAGCGATGGAAGCGGTCAGGACTGCAATTACATCGGGTTCGATCCGGCGCTTGATGCGCTTCCGGGGTGTGATGTGCTGGTGAGAATGCCGGGCGATCGCGCCCTATTCGCCAAGCTAGGCCAGGATGCCGAGGGCCTAACATTGATTTTTGCCAGAACCAGCGAAACCGTACGCATGCCGATTGATGCGGTTATCTGCGGCGTTGCTGCCTACTCTTATCGGGCGAATTAAAGGCGATCCGGCACGCCAGTTTGCCGACAAAGGGGGAATAATGAAAAGAATACTAATTACCGTTGCGCTCGCTACCCTTGCTGGATGCGCATCTCAGCAGCGGACTGTCGCGGCGCGGCCCCAAGATCCATCCCCGCCCTGCTTCGACTCACTCGGGAATTCACTGACACTTGCCCCTCTGGCGAAGAAAATTCCAGTTGATAGAAAGAGCCCCACCTTTACGATGCTGTCAGACGCCACACTTCCGACCGCTGAGGAGAAAGAGCTGATCTCGACTTGGGTAAATCAGCGGAATTGGTGCATGGAGCAGGGAGAGGCATTCAGGCAAGCGCGCATGGCGCCTATATTTAGAGCGATTCTGGAGCAGTTCCATTCTCAGGTAAATGCCTTAGCAGCAGATCTATACCAAGGGAAGATGACCTACGGTCAGTTCTCCCAACAGCGCTCATCAATTGACGCGCAAATGAAAGAAAAATGGGCGTCGGCCGCGCAGCAAAATTCCCGCGATCAGCAGCAGGAGTTCATGGCAATTATGTCTGCTCAGCGTCCTATTCAGCCGAATATCGTGCAGCCATATCAGATGCCAGTTCCCACCACAACGATATGCAACAGGAATGGTATGCAGGTAGTCTGCAATACCAGGTAAGTCAGCCCCTTACCAGAAACCAAACCCTCCCGTTGCGGAGGGTTTTTTATTTTCCGCCTGACAACTCGCTTACAGATAAGTTCTAGAGCACGCACTCTAATCGCCAAAAGAATCTCAGTTTCTCTCTATCAAATCCCTTCCGCTTAAAGTTGTAATTTAGCGCATCGCTAAATTTATTTTCCATTCCCTCTTGCATTGTATTTAGCGTTACGCTAATCTACACACATACCGCAACACATCGCGGCAACCAATCAGCAGGGCGTAACGGCCACCGCCGCAATGGTCGGAAATGATGACGGAGGCAGCTATGTTGCAGATCTGATTGCTTAGTAACGGAGAGCAGAC